CGTCGAACACAATCCTGTCTACCCGTGACGGCGTAGATGGTATTTTTCTTCGACAGTCTCGAGAGGACGTACTGGGAATCCTTCATCGGTCGAAGTTCTGCAAATTCTCGTGAATCATAAAACTCTTGAATCATCTTTTGTGATTCAGCTTCACTGCATTTAAAGATGTCTCTAAACACGTACGGGTGGTTGACGTGCTGTGGTAACTTTCGTCTGTGAAAGCGTGCGAGGGGGTCTAGGAGAGGCACGAGGACTTCATCGATATCAATAGCAATTCTGTTCATCCTATAGTATTAAACTCAGACATTTGTATGTCCTCTTTTATGTTCACTAAGGTTCTATAAAACGTTCGTCGATTGTTCGGGTGGGTCTTGTCCGTTCGCAGCTTGAGTGGTCGCCACCACATGGGCACGTCTTCCGTCATGTACTGACACTCCGCGATGGCGTCTTCCCTGAACCACGGTTCCTCGTAATTGTGAATCTCAGATTCGTAGACCAATTGCCCTTTCTCCTGGATGTACAGACGCCACACCCCTGGGCGGTACGGGTCCCTCTTCATTTGAAAATCTATGGTGTTGTGGTCCTTGGGTTTCCACTTGAACATCGTCTCGTGCGTGCCCATCTTCACCGGTTCGTACACCGGGGTGAACACGAGACCATCGACCCGCTGTTGCACCCGGGGCAGGTGCTCTGTCTGAAACGTCTGGAAATCTGCGAGGGGGTGAAATATCTTGAGACGCACCCGGTACGGGTCGGATTTCATGGCGACGATGCGCTTGATGCACTGTTCGATGATCTCGTAGCGATCGAGAAAGTTCATGTGCCCGACGGGTCGTCCACACACCGTGATGCCGTCGTAGGCCAGATAGAGGCCACCGTCGCACAGCTCCCCGTCGAGAATCGTGCCCTCGTACGCGTTTTTCGGAAGGTTGACCCTCGTCTCGAACATGTGAAACGAGCGGTTCACGAACACCGACACGTTCCGCCCCTGCCATCGCGTCGCCACGAGCATGTACCGCTCTCCGTCGGTCTTCTCGCACACGACGTACGCGTTGTTTCGGAGCGTGGGGAAATGTTTGCGTTCGATGCTTATGGGCTGGGGTCCGGGGAAACGGTCCCTCGATCCCCAGACCTGGTGAATATAGGCGATGACGTGTTTGTCCATTACACGAGAAACGCGGCGTCGCTTTATGCCGTGGCGCGAACGCCTGCGGCATTCATGATGTTAGATATGCATTCGTGGGCGTAGGTGGCCACCACTTGGGCCGCGGTCCATGCGTATATTTTAACTCCATAGTCCTTTAATTTTTCAAACATTTTGTCGTAATTCGTCAACTTTGTGTCCCCCAACTTTTTCTTCGCCGTCTTGCACACCATCATCCAGCATCTGGGATTTGTGGACTTCACGTGGTACAGGTCGTCTTTAATTTTCTGTCCCACCTCGGTGTCGAAGTGCAGGCCCATCTGATGCACGGGTTCCTGCGAGTCTTCGAGCACTTTCTTCTTGAACATGTTCCAATCGATGCCCTCCGTGGCTGCGGGGAACACCAGGCACCCACACCCTTCGTGCGTCTCGAACACTTGTTCGATGGTCTTTTCGTCGAGGTTGATGCCGAAATCGATGAACACGATGCGGTCGTACATCTTCATCAACTTTTGCACAGCCTCCGCCTTTTTGAATGGGTCGTCGTTGCAAAACATGATTTCATTGGCCCATCCACGACGAACGCAGTGAATGTTCAACTTCATGACGGTGTGTAAGGTTTTTACGTGACATGACTTCGAACGTGTCACGAGAAGAGTGACGAGTCTCATCTTATGTGTATTAAAACAAATCTAAGCCTTAAGCCTCTCTGCCATGCACGCGTTGAAAGGCAAGTTTCCAACGTGTCCGAGCGTGGTCTGAATGTCGGCGTAGATTTTACCACCCATCTGTTGCCAGCGTCGACAGAACGCGTAGTCTTCGGACAGGTAACGACGCGTCACTGGGTCGATCATGCAATCGAACAGGGCGCAGTACGTGTCAAAGTCTCTGTTTTGATGGTCGTTCACGCAGTCCAACTCCTTGGCGTAGTGTTCGTGCATGCGTTCGAACGCCTCTCGCTTAATCATCATGAACCCCGTCGGTCCGTCGAGGATTTCAATCATGCCATTGTCCACCGAGCGACGTTGGGCGCCAAAATTGATGACGAGCGAACTGCTTAACATGGCCATGTCTCGGTCGTCCCCTTGTTTGATGGCGTCCTTGGCCTGGTCCCACATGACGACCTTTTTCGGGTAGCACGCGACGCTGATGTCGCGATTCGCCCGGAGAAGACGAACCACGGACTTTGGGTCGAAATCGATGTCGGCGTCGATGAACAAGAAAAAGTCGCAGTCAGTCTTTTGCATGAATCGACCGACGGCCACGTTTCGCGCGCGATGGACCAACGATTCGTTCTCCGTGGTGTCGAAATACATCTGAATCCCTTCGCGAATGAGTTCCATCTGGAGTTTAATCATAGAGGCCATGTATCGCTCGAGACAGAGACCGCCGTAGCATGGTGTAGCAACAAAAAGTTTCATTACAAGTTAAACGGCTTTCGCCTCTAAGTATTTTCGAATGATGTTTTCTATTTTATTGAGTGTGGGCACGGACACTGAACACTGTTTACACACATCAGCCTTTGGAATGCCGGTGACAATCCATATTATAGCAGATGCGATGCTGTTTGGTGTCTTACTCATCAATTCCACGCAGTCCTCCACGTCGCGGCACATTTTATTGCACGCGATGCGATGTTCCCTTCCGAGTTCAAACCCGTTGATGAGGCGATTCATGACGTCGACCGGGCGCGTGGTGCCGTTGTCCTCGTTCGTGGTCAACAACACGCTCTTGAACATCTCCGCGGTGCGACTGATGTCTTTGGACTGCACGTTGAACATGTCCGCGATTTCCTTGGTCGTTCTCGGGTAGTTGGCGAGTCGACACGCGTACAACACGCAGTTAGCCTTGATGCCTAGCCGCACGGCACCCCGGGTCAGCTTTCGTTCACTGAAGGTTTTGTAGATCATCTTTGCGTCTCGAATGACCACCTCGGGCAGGGTCGCGCACGCCTCCTCGATTTGCTTGTACGCGTGGTACAGACCTCGGTCTTTGTGATTCATCGCCATGTGGAAGTTGATCGTCGCCATGCGTCGATTCTTGTACGTGGACGATCCCCTGGACGTGCTGATCACGGTGCTCTTCCCCCACTGCGACGAGTACAGGTTCGGGTTCGCGTGCGCGTCGGCGCCACAGCGTGCTGGGTCGGAGACTTTCCCATCCTCGGAGACGCCCGAGGTCCACTCCGCGACGTCGGAGATGTACTTGTCGTCCACGAGACCACACTGCGTGCACACGGGCAAGCCCTCGGGGGCGATCACCTTGGTGCCCTTGCACTCCACGCACTCGTAGTTATTTGCCGCGTGTTCATGTTCTTCTTTGTGTTCTTTGTGTTTGTTTTGGAGAAGCGTGTTTAAATCTTCCCATATAGCTGCCAACATTTGAATGAGCTGATGTTTTAAAACGACGCAAAGTGACGCTCATCCAAACTTCGTCTCGCGCGCATTTCAATCATGTCCACGGTGTCTTTGAAACTTCGCGCCCCTGGGCTCCTGGGCTCCCAGCTGTCCCACGCGCGGTCGATCTCGCGATGGCCGTCTGGTAAGGATTCTTCCTCGCTCACGTCCTCGTCTGGAACGATGAAGTCCTCGAGGTCGCTCCCGTCGTCCTCCCATATCTCGCTATCGTCGTCTTCAATGTCAACCTCGGCATAAAAGACGTAGTACGGCGAACCTAAACATTTTATCTCGAGATCTTCGAACGTCGTCCCCGTCGGATAGTGTTCGCACAAACTTTCGCAGGGGGTCGCGGTCATCTCTTGGTCCAACTCGTACACGCACGCGTTCTTGTAAATCTTCTCCGTCTGACTGAGGTAGCGCACGCCGAGGACGTGCCCTGTGTTCATCTGCACCACTCCGTACGTCGCTTCTTCGAGGTCGTTGTCGTGTTCTTTAACTATAGCTTTGACAATGTCATCGACTTGTATTTCTGTGAGTTTGATCATTTTTCTTTACTATCAGGTCAATTAAAAATATTTAACTATTATACTTCAGGTGTCAGATGAGGATTCATATTTATTCAAAAGAGGGATGTACGTATTGCGACCGCGCCGTCGAGTTGTGTGAGTCCGAGGGGCTGACCCACGAAAAGATTATGATAGAAAAAGTGGACTTAGAGAAACTCTGTGGTGGGGCATTTGACGCGTACCCACAGATTTTCAAGGATGGCACGCACCTGGGAAATTTCTTCGACCTCGAGGACTTCATTCAAGACCAATACGAACCACTGCTGGACGACGAGGGGTCGTTCACCCTGTTTCCGCTGAAATATGAAAACCTGTGGAGTCTGTACAAAAAGGCGCAGATGTCCAACTGGACCGCGGAGGAGATTGATTTCTCACGGGACATGGAGGATTGGAAAGGGTTGTCCGAGAACGAACAGCGATTCGTGAAGTACGTGTTGGCGTTCTTCGCGGGTTCGGATGGCATCGTGTTCGAAAACATCAACAACAACTTTGCCGACGAAGTCAGGTCTTCGGAGGCGAAGTCCTTCTACGCCTATCAGTGCCACAACGAGATGGTGCACTCGGAGACGTACAGTAAACTCATAGATAAATACATTCAAGATGGAAAGGAAAAGATGCACTTGTTCAACGCCATCAACACCATTCCGTGCATCGAGAAAAAGGCGAACTGGGCTTTGAAGTGGTTCGACAAGGGTCGCCCGTTCGCGGAACGCCTGTTCGCGTTCGCGTGCGTCGAGGGCATCTTCTTCTCTGGGTCGTTCTGTGCCATCTACTGGTTGAAGAAGCGGGGCCTCATGCCAGGTCTCACCTTTTCCAACGAACTCATCTCACGGGACGAAGGGTTGCACCAGGAGTTCGCCGTGGAACTGTTCAAAATGCTCCGCCACAAACCTTCGGGACACGTGCTCCAAGCCATCGTGCGCGAGGCGGTGGGGATCGAAAAGGAGTTCATCATCGACGCCCTGCCGTGTTCACTCATAGGCATGAACGCGCAAAAGATGTCGGAATACATCGAGTACGTCTCTGATAGGCTGCTGAAACAGATTGGACAGCAGCCCATATTCAATTCTAAAAATCCCTTTGATTTCATGGAACTCATTTCTCTAGAAGGAAAGACAAACTTCTTCGAGAAAAGGGTTGGCGACTATGGTAAAATGGACGTCACTGAGGACACAATTAATTTTGACGAGGAGTTCTAGACTCGCGCTTGATATTCATCATACCCCACGTGACGAGAAGAAACACGAGGGTATGAACGAACAAGCCCAACATCGTCGGGCACCCGTTCGGGCTGGCCAAACCTTGGCCCAACAATCCACGGGTCAACATGTACGTCTGTGGGTTGGAGATGATGAAAAACGTCAAAGCGGAGATGACGCTGATGACGAGCTTTTGTTGTTGCTTTTCGCCGTTGCAGCCGCAGCCGCAATCCTTGAACAATGCCATTTTAATATATGCGTAGAAAAATTTTATTTCCAGGACAAGGTCCCTGTGGTGTACGTGTACGTGCTTCTGACGTTCTGAATGATTGGAGATTCCTCGAGATTGACAGCCGTGGACGTACTCGTCTCACCCTGGTACAGAGGTCGTCGAAGGATGATTTTCGTACCACACACGTCAGCTCGATGGGCGACATCGCTCGTGTTCGTGAGCGTCACCTCGAGGACTTCACGCACCGCGCCTAAATCGAGCGTGAACGACGACGTCGCCTGTGCGTCGGTCTCCTCTTCTGCGTCTATGAGTGTAGAGTTGTTGACGCCCACGATGGACGCCGCTGGAGTCATGTTCTTGATGAGATTCGTCACGCCCGTCTCCCCGCCGACGACTGCTATGTCGGAAAGGATGAACGTGTTGGACGTCGTCTGCTTGACGTCGATGTATCGGCACAACACTGGCACCGGGCTTGGTTTGCATGGTGGACACTCAGGGACACACTCCGTGCCCGTGAATGAAAAACATGCGTTGGTATTCAAGTTGCTCAGGTCGAAACTGCCTTCTGTGCACGTGTACGCGAGTCCCACCGCCGAGGACGCGGCACATCCCATGAGACCAAACACGAGCACGACGGACATCTGTATTACCCTGTGAAATTATTTCCATTTTTCATAGGCGTCGCTCGTGATTTTGTACGTGTACTTGGCCGCGGCGAAGTCGATGACTGGCGACGTCGCGATTATCTTCTTGGCGACGGCACCCGCGTCGCCCACTTCGTTCCCACTGAACACGAGTTTCGCGCCCGCGATGTTGACTTGGCTGGCTGCGGTAGCGGTGTTCGTCAAGACCACTTTGTGCACCTTCTTGAGACCACCGAGGTCTAAGACCACCTTTGCCTTGTCGGTGGCATCGGCGGCCACCGCCGGTGCCGTGCCGAGCGTGGCCGTGCCCGTCTCGACGTCGATTAAGTTGGCGAGACCGTTAGCGGTCGTCGCACCTTCTATCGCAGACGCGCGCTCCGTCGCCGTGGCCGCGTGCACGATGAGGCTCGTACCGGACAGGTCGTAGACCTCGATGTCCGAGAGCGAGATCGCGTTTGACGTGGTCTGTTCGACCGTGATGTATTGGCAATTGATGGCCATGTCGACGGTAGTGGTCGTCGGCGTCGCGTTCGACGTGAGGAACGACAAACAGCTATTCGCGTTGAGGTTCGACAGTTGCAGCGAACCATCGGTGCACGTGTAGAATAAGCCCGCGGCGGACGAGCACGAGCATCCAAGCATGGCCATAATGATCGCGGCCGACATTCTGAGTATGTATACATTAAAGAAATATATTTTTCCCCTGGGTTAAAGTTAATCCGCGGTACTTAGGTATACAAGCAAAACAATAAAAATGTCACTCGCAATCACCCAAGCTTCCGAATTCAAGGCTTCTGATGTCGATTTCTCTAAGATGAAAAAGAACAAGAACGGCGGAAAGACGGTCTACCTCAACAAGGGTGGCAATAACAAAATCTTCATTCAATTTCCGAAACTTCGATGCCCGTACGGCCTCTCCGCGTTCACCGACGAGGGCACGGGGAAGACGTCGTACAGCCTCGACCTGGCCTTCGACACGGACGTCCCGGAAGCCGTCGAACTTCGTAAGACGTTCGAGGAGCTCGACGAACTCATCGTCAACAAGGTTGCGGAAAACTCCGTGGAATGGCTTGGGAAGGAATTCAACGTCGAAGTCCTGAAGCAAGCCTTGTACAAGCCGTTGGTGCGCGTGGGGAAGCCTGAGTACCCGGCGACCATCAAGTTGAAGATTCTCACCAAGCCCGATGGAACCTTCGTCCCTGAGAGCTACAACATGAACCGCGAGAGCATCCCCCTTGACAACGTCGAGAAGGGTGCCAAGGTGCACACCATCGTCGACCTGAACCAAATCTGGTTCATCGACAATAAGTTTGGTGTCACTATTCGCCTCTCACAGGCGCTCGTCGAACAATCTGCCAAGTTGCCATCGTTCGCGTTCCAGGGCATCGACCTTCCCGAACCGTCCAATGAAGTGGATGACGACGATGAAATCGTAGACGAAGAATAAATAATTTTCTAGTGTAATTACAACATACCATGATTGCCCTCATCATTCTGCTCCTCATCGACGCGTACATTTTGTGCTCCATGAAGAACGCCACCACCACCGCTGCGAAGAAAAACGGAGACTACATTGTTTACGGGACCATGGGATGTGGATGGACTCGTAAGCAACTCGACGTCATGAAGGAAAAGAATATTTCCCACGAATTCGTGGATTGCTCGAAGAAAGGGACGTGCCCCGCTGGTGTCAAGGCCTATCCGACTATTAAGCACCCGAACGGTGACATGACCACGGGATTTAACACCCTCGAATGATCATGAGGGACACGGACAATAAGAACGCGTCCAACATCGTCTCGATGGGCTTCAACACGCTGATGTGCTTCACCAACGAACGGTTCCACAACACGCGCAAGAGGAAGGTGCTGATGAGAATGATCAGCGTGTAGAGGAGGACTTCCGTGAGCATATCCGACTTCGTTTCAGTCTTAGAGATTTCTCTGAGCATTTTATTATGTACACAGATAATAAAATGGTCCTTCCACTGAGTGGTTCTGAAAAGAAATTTACCACGCGTTTGTGGAACAAATACAAGAACTCGAACAACTGCTACGCCTACGCCGTCAACGATCCTGAAACGTACCGTTGGCAGAAGAGCATCCCAGGAGACCGAAGCGGCATGTCGAACACGTATCACAACTACACGCATTGCAAAGGCCTTCCCGAACGCGTCATTTCGGACAACCCAGGGAAGGTGTACAAGGTTAACCCCGTGTTGCGATGTAAAAAAGGGTTTTTCAAAATCATGATGTTCACGTCACCTCAAGGCGACTTTCACTTTTACAAACAACACGGGCTCTGTGAATACAAAGTCCAACCCGGCAACACCGTGAAGAGTGTGGCTGCGTTTTTCAAGGTACCACAGGCGCGCATCGCCAACGCCGCGACCAAGGCTGGAGGGTTCAAAGAGGGCAAGCGCATCGTGTTCAAAGTCAACTTGTGGTCCCATAAGAGGGGGTGGAGCGACGGTGGCGCTCTCCTCGTGGACGCCAAGGGGAAGATGATTCAGGACCCTCGCAAGGCGGCAAGAAACTACCCAGGTCTGAACTACTCAAACTTCTGTTCGTCATTCTGCGTCAAGGATCGCGGCATCAAGGTCGGCAAGACTCACCCCAAAGTCTCTCAGAAGTGAGTCCAGGTCGTCCTGAGTCTCCGCCTCGAAGGACACATCGAAGATGTCGAGGACACTGAACACCTGCTCGTCGTTCAAGTGCACGACGTTTGACGTTCGAGCGATGAAGTTATTCGTCACTTGCAATGTTATGCTAAATTGGGAAACATCGAATACTTTTCGACAGACCGGGCACGTGTGCTTACCCTGCGCCTTCCATCGCTCGATGCACGACGCGTGAAATATATGTCCACAACGGATGGCGTTGTTCCTGGTGGCCTTCACCTCGTTGAGACATATAGAACATGTCATTACTACATGTACCTACCTAAACTTTTTTTAATAAATATCCGCGACGTTCAACAACGGCGTGTTGCACTGGTTGCACTGTTGTGCGCCCTGCAAGCCTTGGACTTTCGCGAGCACTTCCGGACCGCTCTTTTGCAACAACTGGCGGTACGTGTAGTTGTCCTCGAGAGCGATGCCGTTTTGTTTCATGATGTAATTGTTCACGAGTTGCGCTGAGGAGTGAATCGTGAAGCATCGGCCGTCGGCCATTCCCAGGCGTTGAGACATTGTATTTATTATTACAGGAGAAAATTTATACGATTGTTTCGAGTCGTTTGAAGCCATGATTCAAAACCCATGCTGCGCAACTTATGTACAAGACTGTTACATTTGTATCCAAGGAAAGTGTCGAACGAGTCGCGGACGTCAGTCGGCGACACGCGAATGTTTTGGTCGCATCGGTCGATGTGTCGACACACGATGTTGTATCCATAGGCAACCTCTTTCAGGGTCTCGGCACCGGTGATGATTATTTTACCCGTGGAGAAAATGGATGTGGTGATTTCTTTCGCTTCTTCGAACGGTTTGAATTTTATTTTCACCGCCGAATACTTGTCCGGTTGGAAACTGACTGAAAACGTGTTTCCATGGTTTTGAAAGTGTCTGGCTACCAACATCAGGTTGACGTGATAATTCAGACTGTAGTTGCTGTTTATCATGACGACTCGAAAGTCGTCGTCCTTTATCATCGACTCCATGTCGAGGTACGTCTTGAAAAGTTGTTTAAGTTGGGCGATCACTCGCTGACAATCGAAAAGGTCGCAGCACCCAGCGACTTGGATGGACCCATTGGGGAAAATTTTCACACTCTTAGTGGAATATGGGTCTTTATACACTAATGTTATTTGATTGTAAAAAGTGGTATTTTTTATGGACCACTGAAAATCAGATCCAACGGCGCCCTCTCTTTGAAACGACAAGTGTTCGACGCGACCGAACACCTCTCGGAGCTTCTCGAGATCCACGGGTTGACCGAACTTGGCGACCATCGTGATCGTGGTAATCTTCACCCACGACGGACGCGTCTCCTCGGGGAACATGTTCCTAAAGTCATCCACCGTGAGTATGAAGCTGAACGACTGGTTCGCGATCGACGAATACATGTCGTGCGTCGCGAACTGACGTCATGTCTTTAAAAGTCTCTCGAGCCGACCCCCCTCCCTTCCCATAAAAATAGTCAATTCGACAGTTTCACCATCTAAATATACCTGTCCCGAAGCCCTTCCGATACCTAAATCTTCGACCCTACACATGTGAACTTTGACCATCTTCGAGGGGGGTGCCCTGCTGTGGCGCACCGCGAGCACCGCGGCGTCGCGCTTCGTCTCCCGTGGCACGACGTCGTCCTCGCACGCGATGACGACGTGAGAGCCTGGGTGCCCTGCGACGTGCATCCACCACTCTCGGCCGTAGGACGATTCCGTCAGTCGATCGTTGTCTTTGGCGTTCTCACCGACGTGAATTTTCACCCCGTCCACGGACGTGAACGTCTTCATGCGTAGTACTGCTCGTAAATATTTAAATAACTTGCAAAAGTCAACCACATCGCGAGAGGGAGGGTGTAGTTTCTGGCCGGACCCTTGAGCTGGGCGACCGTGTACCACGTGGCCACCGCCGCGCTCACGATCACCAAGGGGGCCTTGTCCTTGTTTTTAGTGCACGAGTACGCGATGAGCCACAGGCAGCATAGAGCCGTTATGGCTGTGAATAGGACGTCCTGTTTACTCAGGTACCACGCGTAGCCCGTGGTCGCGTAGAGGATGGGCCACACCACACCAAACACCCACCCCGGTGGGCGAAAGGGCACCCCCTGTCCTGAACTTTTCAAATTGGGACACAACAGACTCGTGCCCGTGATCGCGAGGGCAGGGATGAATGCGCGCGCGCTCATTTTACTTTCTATTGGTACTATATTTTAATCCCATGGTACAGTTTTCTAAAGTCCGCGCGGGACGTCCTTCCGAAAAATGGAAAAAGAAAAATGCGTGTGGCATGAACTTAAAAGATACGAGTTGTAATAAAGCATGAGTTTCCTTCAGTCTGCTAAATTCATCAACGACGTCGAGCTCGGTGCTGATTTCGTGGAGGTTGAGTACGCCAAGTACGTGGTCGGCGAGAACCGCTACGAGACGTTCGTCGATTACTTTCGCACCACACCCAAAGGGGACTGGGTGGAGATCACCTCGCTGAAACAAAACATTCGTTTGGAAAAGTTCTTGGACAGCATGGTCGAGAAGACGACCGAGGTGTTGCAGAAAATGTGCGAAATCGTCATCGAAAACGTGGAGTGTTCGACTCGACTCATGTGCGCATCCAAAATATTAGACCCAACGTTCACCCCGCCGTACGTCAATCTTCGTCGCAGTTGGCAGCGCGCGCTCGTGGTCGACTTTTGCATGGACGTGCTTCCCGAAATCATCTATCACTGCACCGATACGCGCAGACTCGAGAAATTTTATAACGTCGTTAACCTTTTCGAATAAAAATAAACCCCACCATGAGCAACACGACGAGAAGGGGGATGACCACGTTCACATCCTTCGTGGTGGTGGGTAGGCGGACACGTCCTGTGCTCGAGGTCTTCGCAGCACACGTGTCGATGCGTCTGCGCGGGTACGCGGGGCGCGTCAGCGGACACGATGGTTCGCGACCACCCTTGCAAAAGTCAATGGTGCGGTCGCCGGAGGTGGACGCCACGTCGCAGATGGGGCTCGTTCGTTCGACGTCGCGCCCACCGTGAACCTCTCTGCCATGGTCGGCGAAATCGGGGGTCTGTCGAACGCTTCCTGGGAGTGAAAAGTCAAACAGGACATAGGGGTTCAGTTTATTCATGGCATCT